AAGGAAAGCAGATGTACTAAACACCTCCTCAGACACGCTTGGTGTCTATCAGCCGGCGAGGCTGATCCATCGGCGAGTCGACTTGAAGCCGCCGCGCTTCACGCTGGAATTGAAGTCGAGACCACTAGACCTACCTAGCAGGTAGTCCAGAGGGTCTGAAATCATCATCTGATCGCAGATCAGATGTGATCCGTCTTCATGCCCAGTCGGGACATCGTAGCTTTCAACAGGAGCATCGAGAACTCCCTGAACTGGATAGGCGCCGTTTCTGGCGCAACCAGTCTCAGGAGGAACTTGTACTGTCTGTAGGCCGCCATGGTGTTCCCGGTGTCCAACTTTAAGGACCTCTTGCAGAGAACTGAGTTCCCTAGCAAGTAGACTTCCGTAGTTTTCTCCAAGTTGGGAGCCAAGAAGGGCCCCTGCTCGTTGAAAGTCACTACGATAGTCTCGCTCGGAATCACGCCGCGAAGCGTGTACCGAGAGGCCCCAGTAGTTGAGACAGGCGATTGGATCTCCATCGATTTCATCCTTCTTGTTGATGGGTGTAAACGTGGTCCTTTTCTGCCTCCAGCACTGCAAGTCCCGGTCGAAACCGAGGCCTGTCGTGAAGAGGTAGCTAAAGAAAACCAACCCGGCCCCAAGTGTTCGGGACCGAGGTATGGGTCTTTTCGCCACTGAACGAAGCATCTCGTGAACGGCACTCGCCACTAGCCACTGCCCTCTCAAGTAAAAGAGATTAGCGGTAGCAGTCCATGCCATAAACGTTGATGCATCCCAGTGTCGTGGATCGTCATGGGGTACTTGACGGGCGTAGACGGGATTAACCGCCTCGCCTTTAAAGTAGTCCCCACCGCAAGACTCTCGAAAATTACCCTTCGAGAACGACTTGCTGACGTTAACCTTGAGAAGAAAGCCCTCAAGGGTCTCCACGACGGCGTCCGCATACTCCACGGGGACAATGATATCATCCCCATAGATGTCGATCTGTCGCGAATAAGCTGCGATAGATCGAGAACTCGGACGTCGGCCATCTTGGCGATGAAAAGCGGTAAGAGCAAGGGTGAAAAACACCATTGCCTCAACGGGAAAGCACATCGCTGACCCTTGAGAAGCAAACTTGCTCAAAACGATATTTTTCGCCAGTTGGCAGAGTAGCAGACAATGACCGAGAATCCTCCAAGAATGGGAGGAGCCCTGAGGTCTTAAAGATTCGCTGAACGAGCTCTAAGTGAACTCGATCAGACGCGTCTTTCAGGTCTAGCGTGGCTAGTCGTTTGTCTATGCTGCTACTGTGAGCGAGTTGCTGATTGACACTCTGGTCCAAAAACCGTAATGAGTGCTTAGTCAGCCTATGGCTTTCAAGCCGTTTATAGACAAGGTCCTTTAGTCCTTGCTGCATGTACTGAACATGCGACGGCTCGATAGCTATTACTCGTGGTGTAGTCTGCGTCTTAGGAACAAACACTACCCGTACGGGAATCTCTTCCGATACGGACAAGTAGCGAATACCTTTGTCGCAGTCTCCACGCTCCCCTATTCCACAGGCCTCTCCTGCATACCCCAAGTTGGGGTAGCAGTGGAGGTCTGAGGGGAACGAGAACTCAGACCTGTCGTTCCACATGGCGATGTTGA